GTCAAGACCAACTTATGTATTTAGGTCAAGATGGTGTCATGAATATTGTAGCACCTCCTAATTCAATACCAGCACTAACTGAAGGTATAAAAGAATCCTATAAAATGTTAGCACAAAACTATCATTTACCAACATCATTTGCTGAAGGTACTTCTGCTGAATCTGGTGTAGCATTAAGATTAAGAAACCAAGAATTACAGGATGATAAAAAATCTGATATAAATAAGTATAAAGATTGTGAGTATAAGATATTTGATGTAGAGAAGTTGATATTGTTGCATGAAACAATGATGGATGCAGGTGAGTTAGAGATGGTTGATTTCAATGAAACTGCTGAAGTATTATCACCACAAGAGCAAATAGAGAAATGGGAGTGGATGCTTGGTAAAGGTCTAATTGATGAAGCAGACATACTTATGCAAATGAACCCTGATGGCTTTGAAGATAGAGATGCTGCATTTGATTATATATTTGAAAGACAGAAAAAAGAAGAAGAAAATGCTGAAGGTGAATCACCACTTGTAGAAGCATTAACAAGACCTGTATAATGGCTGAATACAAAGGCAAAAAGGTTACACTTAATAAACCAAGAAGAATATCAAAGGGTTCACCAAGCTATAACAGGAAGAAGTTTGAAGTGTTTGTTAAGAATCCAAAAGGCAACATTGTAAGGGTTACATTTGGTGATGCTAATCTATCTATAAAAAGAGATTCAGATACAAGAAGGGCATCATTTAGGGCAAGGCATAAATGTGATACTAATCCACCAAAAGATAAGACTAAAGCAAGATATTGGTCATGCAGGTTCTGGGAATCAGGCAAAACAGTTAGTGAGTTATTAGACTAATGTCAGATAATAAAGGAGCAAGGTCATATAAAGGTGAAGTAATAGGTGATTCTATGGCTATTACTATTAACTTTAAGTGGTTAATTCAGATTGTTGTATTTACTGCTATGATTGTATATTCATTTTGGAAGTATGAAAGTAGATTGCAAGAATTAGAGCGTAACATGGATATAGCACTTGAAAAGGTTGTTATGTATGAAGAAGAAAGAGCCAAAAGAGAAGCAGAGCATATTAAAGAACTTGAAGCACAAATGCAATGGTATGAATCAGAGTTAAACTTAAATCCTTTTAGTTGGGGTAAGAAAAAGAAGTAATGGCTGATATATTTGATGATTTAGATTCCAAAGCAGAACAACTTGCAAAGAAAATAGGACAATCTTATGATGAGGTTTTTGCAGGTTTGTTAAAACTTGTTGAGGGTAAAACAGCAGAAGAAGCTATAGAAATATTAGCAGACTTGAATATAGGTCAAGCATTAAAGTTGAAACAAGCAAAAGCAACAAATAGTATTATGTCAGCAGGAGCAGTTGGTATTTTAGAAAATACATTTACAACTACAGCACCACTTACTGAATCTGCACTAAAAGGATTGCTTACAAGTGTTGAAATGAAACTTTCATCAAGATTTACTGATGTAGTAGGCAATGATATGAGAAGCATAATAGTTGATGGTATATCAACAGGCAAATTTCCAAACCAAATATTAAAAGAATCAAAAGAAAAATTAGAAGAATTAGGTCATTCTGTTGCAAATGCACAAAAAGAAATAAGAACAGGATTTAGTCAATACAGTAATTCTGTAACTAATGCAATGGCAGAGAAAGCACCTGCTGATACAAAGTATGTTTACATAGGGGCTTATGATGACAGAACAAGACCTGAATGTGAAGAAAAAATACAGTTTGGTGAAGGCACAAGGGAAGAAATAATAGCAAGATTTGGTGATATGAATAATGAGATATGGAATTGCAGACATGGGTGGGATGAAGTGTCATCATCACCAAAAGACCAAGGCTATAACCCAGAAAAGTTTGAGGGATAATGTTAGATAGTAAATTTTTTAGAAAGATTAGTGCTGATGTGGTTATGAAATACAGAAAGCATACATTTGACCCAGCAGGTAGTGGTAAAGGTGCTAAAGATGTATTTGGAAAACCATTTAAAGAATATTCATCAAAAAGTGCTAATGTAGGATGGAGAACAATAGGTAGTGGTAATAAAAAAAGGTCAGTATTTATTGATAGCTATGCAAATAAAAAGAAAACAGGCAATATAAAAAGACAATATGCAAAATTTGCAAATAGCAAAGCACCTGTACTTACAGGAGATTTATTAAGAGATTATGGCTTTCAGAAGTTTTTACCAAATGGGTTTTCTTTTGGGTTCAAAACTGAAGGTTCTAAAGTAAAAAGATTAGCAGAATTAGGTAGGGTACTGTCAAGTAAACAAGTGCCTATTCCTAAATCAGTAGAAAAATTTATCAATAAACAAGCTGATAAATATGTTGAAAACAAGTTGGGTAAAATCAAAGGTGGGAACATTGATATTAATATTACATAAGTTTAATTATGTAGTTTTTTATGATGTACATCACAGATATTTATCCTATTAACTAACTCACAAAAGAGGTAAATATGTCAGAAGAAACTACTGCACAAAGCAATGATAATGCTGTAAATAATCCTACCACAGAAGGTAGTAAAAATAATGATGTACCTTATGATAGATTTCAAGAGGTAAACGCACAGAAGAATGATTGGAAATCACAAGCAGAAACAGCTATGTCTAAACTGAAAGAGTATGAAGCAGAACAGGCTAAAGCCAGAGAAGCTAAAATGGTGCAAAATGAGGAATATAAGACACTATTAGCTGAAAAAGATGCAGAGATAGCCAAGCTAACAGAAGTATCCAACCAATGGAATAATTATCAAGAGGAAACAAGAGCTTCCCTTATGGAAAAATTACCTGAAGATAAAAGGCAATTTGGTGAGGGTATGGACTTGACAAAACTACAAAAGTTTGTAGATACTGAAGTGCAGTCAGTAAATCCTAATGCAGGAAAAACAAATTCACAAAGGCAAGGAGTAAATCCAAGTGGTGGTGAGTTTGGTGGTTATAGTTCATGGGCAGAGTTTGCTATGAAAGACCCAAAGGGTGCTGAAGCAGCTATTGCAAATGAAACTTCAAATTATATAAAATAAAACTCTACTTGAAGGCTAACAAGCAGTTGATTGAGAGTAAAATTAGAGGTCAGAAATGGCAAACACAGATGTAGGTGTTGCAGCTGGTGGTTTAGGGAAAACCATAGCAGCAGCAATAGTACAATTTAACAAGGCAGCAGTAACTCCAGGCACTATATCAATGGCAGCAGCACAACAAGGTTCAAATGTTGTACAGTTTCCTGTTTATGCTAAACTTGGTGTATCAGATGTTACTAATGAGGCAACAGGTGATGAAGATACAGAAGTATCAGCAACAAGTATTACTACAGCAGCTACCAATGTAGAGGTGTTGAGAAATCACATCAATGCAAGGGTTACAGATTTAGCTGCACATGGTAATGCAGATGCTTTAATGGTAAATGCAGGTCAAGTATTAGGTAACGCAGTAGCAGCTGAATTTGATGCTAATGTTTGTGCTTTATATGATGGATTTGCAACATCAAAAGGTACTGATGATTCTTTAAGGTTTATTGATATTATGGATGCTTTAGCTTCATTAGAAACTAATGATGCTCCAAGACCTTATTCAGCAGTATTACACCCACAACAAATGTATGGTTCATTTGGTTTATCAAATGATTTAGCATTGACACAAACTTCTTCATCAACAGGTGCTTTTGCACATGGTGGTGCTATATCAGTTGGTGAGCAATTTTATAAAGCAGGATTTGTTAGTAGTATAGCAGGTATTGATTTTTACACTTCACCACAAGTAATTGATGGTTCTACAGGTAGAAAGAAAGGTGCTATTTACTCTAAAACTGCTATTGGTGCTGGTTTTATTGATTTTGGTGCAGGTAATTTTATACAAATTGCTACTGAAAGAAATGAACTTGGTGCTTCAACTAATATTGTTGCTAATGGCTATTGGGCTGTTAGTGAATTAGTTGATTTACATGGTGTTGAAATACATACTGAAATATCATAGTAAATAAGTTGTTAGATATGAGGGTGGTTTAGTTACTGCCCTCATATTGAAAGGAATTATGGAAAACAAAAAAGATATTGGTAATTTAAATAATAAAGATTTTGGTGTAGAGTTAGACCCTAATAAAAACCTTAAATTAGTTAATGATGATGATAAAGGGCAACAAGCATACTATAAAGGTAAAAAAATCAAATACATGGATTATATGCAAGAAGTATCTGATAGAGTCATAAGAAATAAGCAAGGCAAAGGTGCAGACAATTTAGGAATGTTTGCAGGTGTAAGTTTTGATGAAAATGGTAAAATTATGAGGAGTAACTAATGGCTGAAGAAGCAAAAAAAGAAAACAAAAAAGTAGCAAAAAAGGTAGTTAAGGCTGCTGTTAAATACAAAATAGAAAAACCTAATGGCAATGTTATATATAGAGATGCGTTGAGTGATGTAGAAGTAAAATCTTATGAAGCTAAAGGTTGTAAAGTAGGAGAAGAATAATGAACTCTTATGGTAAAAGTAATTACAGAATAATTGATGTTACACCTACATTAGACACAAATGAGTATGCAGATGGTGATGCTTTATTTAATAAGATGGAAATTCCTAACGCTGTTATTGGCAATGGTGGTGTTTCAGAACTTATTAATATTACAGTTAATAGTAAAAAGGCTTCTGCAACGCCAATGGAAATAATTTTAATGGGTTCAGACCAAAGTATGGAATCAGCTAATACTGCAATGAATATTACAGCTGCTGAAGGTGCTGCTGCTAACTTTTGTGGTTGGGTTGATATACCAGCTGCTGGGTGTTTAGATATGGGTAATTTCATTATATGTCAGCCATTAGCAGGTGCAGGTGCAAAGCCACACTTTCCAATGCTTGTTAAGGCAGATGATGATTCAACATCAATATTCTTTACTGTTATTATTGGTGGAACAGTTACTTATGCTGATGGTGATTTAACATTTAGATTTCATTTTAAGCAGAAATAAATGAATAATCAGATAGCTAAAAACATAATTGAAACTGTTAAGAAGCATGAAGGATTTAAATCCAGACCATATAAATGTCCTACAGGGCATGATACTATAGGATATGGCTTTAAGATGAGTGATTTATACTTGGAGGAGGATATTGCTCATGAAATGCTTGTTAGAATATTATCACACAAAGAAAAGCAAATGAGAGATACATTTGATTGGATTGATGATATGCCTGTTTTAATACAGGAAGTGGTTTTAAATATGTGCTTTCAGATGGGTGTCAATGGGGTCAGCAAGTTCAAGAAGATGATAAGAGCAATGAAAAATCAAAAGTGGGCTGATGCTGCTAATGAAATGCTTGATAGTAAGTGGGCAAGGTCAGATTCACCAAACAGAGCAAAAGAGTTAAGTGATATTGTTCTATCCCTTGCTGAAGGTTACTACATATAATGGATAATGGTTAATAGGCTACTTGTAACTCCAGATAAGCATTATCCTCTTGCAGATTATGCAGCAATTAAGGTAGTATGCAAAGCTATAGAGTTAGTTAAACCAGATGCCTATTGTGATTTGGGTGATGTTGGAGAATTTGAAGGTGCTTCTCATTGGAAATGGGCAAAGAAAAAAAGACCACCATTAGAATATATTTTACCAAGTATTGAGCAAGATATTAAAGATGTCAATGATGGTATGGATATAATTGATGAAGCACTTGATAAGGTTAATTGTAAAAACAAGCATATTACAGAGGGCAATCATGATAATTGGATGACAAAATTCCACATTGAGCATAGTTATCTTGATTATAAGTTTGAAAATGTTGTTAAATTAAAAGAAAGAGGTTATACACATCATCCATTTGGTCAATACGCAAAGTTTGGAAAATTGTTTTGTTATCATGGGCATCATTTTGCAAGTATGCACCATGCAAGGAATCATCTTAACAGGCTTGGTTGTAATATAATGTATGGGCATCACCATGATGTACAGGTGGCATCTGTAACAAACATGGATGGGGTAAAATCAGCATATTCCATTGGATGCCTAAAGGATATGTCAAGTGATAAAAATGCTTGGTTAAACAACAAAAAACATAATTGGCAACACGCA